TACTTGAACAACAAGCGGTAGTTGAAACTACGCGCATACAGGCAGAAGGTCAAATTAAAGCAGCGGAACGCAATGCTAATTACCTAAAGACTTTCCTTGACTTTGTAACCTTTCCACAGCGCAAGCTTGCGGAGTTCTTTCAGAACTTTGTCAATGGTGCAATTACAGTACTTAATAAACTTGGTTTAGATGTAGAGAAAATTGACATTACATCGGTATTTGAGGATGTAAACAACTTCATTGTAAAGAAGATATTCGACCCTGAACAAGAGCGTAAAGACCAAGAGCAGATAGTCAAGGATGCGGAAAAGACTTTGAATCAATTAAACGAACAAAGAGCCGCAATAATTAATCAACAGAATGCTAAGGAAAAATCAGATGCACAAAAGGCAGCTGATGAAAAAGCAAAGGCGGCAAAAGATGCAGCGGATGCACAGCTGAAAGCTGAACAGGAAGTAAGTGACTTGCTCAATCAGCTATACGAAGAAAACGTAAAGGAGTTTGAAGATGCTGAAAAGAAAAAGACCGAAGCAGCGGAAGCAGAAGCGGAGAAACGTAAGAAAGCAGAAGAAGAGTATAACACTGCTATAAGCGCACTACGCAGTGAACAAGACGCAAAGAATCTTACGCAGGATCAACAGGAAATCATTGCCATTGATAAGAAGTATTTGGACCTACGTGAAAAGGCAATACAAGCGGGACAAAGTACGGTTGAAGTTGATGCGGCATATAAGAAAGCATTAGAAGAACAAGAAGTAAATAGTGCTGAAAGACGCAAGAAAATTGAGCAAGCCGTACAAGATTCTAAATTACAATTAACGTCGGATGCACTTGGTGCAATTAGCAATCTTGTTGGTGCATTTGCCAAAGGTGATGAAAAACGTGCAAAGCAAGCGTTTAAAATTCAAAAGGCTGTAAGCATAGCACAAGCAACAGTAGACACGTATAAGGGTGCTAACGCAATCTTTGCAAGTGCAGCGGCTAATCCATCAACGGTACTATTTCCTGCTCAACCATTCATTGCCGCAGGTATTGCCATTGCATCTGGTCTTGCCAACGTTGCAACTATTGCACAACAGCAGTTCCAAGGTGGTGGAACACCCGCAGGAAATAATAGTGAGAATCCACCAAGTTTGCCGGGAGATGGTGGCGGAGGTGCACAGCCTGCTCAATTCAACCCACTTGCCGCATCATTCCTACAAGATAGGCCTGAGCAAATTACACCACGTGCATATGTACTTGCAGGCGATGTAGCCAGTGCGCAAGAGGTGCGCGAAAACGTAGCGGATTTAGCAAGAATCGGATAAACTAATATAATTTTACATCATGGAAAAAAGAAAAGTAGTTAAATGTGTTATTGATGAAGAGGGTCGTTTGGGTATTACTGCAATGGGCTTAGTCGATAGCCCTGCAATCGAAGAAAATTGGATTGCACTTTCTAAAATGCAACTATCAAAAGTAGATGAAGAACGCAGGATGCTGTATGGTCCCGCACTCATTCCGGATAAGGAGATACTTCGCTATGATGACAAGGGCGAACCTTACTATGTGTACTTTGAAAAAGCAACCGTTCAAAAGGTGGCACATCAGTTTTTCAAAAAGAATCTGCAACACACCACTAACCTTCAACACGAAATACCTGTAACAGGTGTGACGGTTGTTGAGTCATGGTTGAAAGAGGGTAAGCAAGATAAATCATTACAGCTCGGATTACCTGAACTGCCCGATGGCACATGGTTTATTGGTACGCATGTAGACGAAGATGCAGTGTGGGAAGATGTGAAGATGGGTAAGGTAAAAGGATACAGCATTGAAGGGTTCTTTAACGAGGTAGGCGTAGCCATGAGTGGCGTAAAGAATTACGAGGCAGAATTGGTACTTGAGTTAGATCAACTATTAAGCAGTGTAAATCCCAACAAATGAAAATAAATGCTGTTAAGTTTAAGGACAAAGCGTCCTTTGAGAAGAACAAGAACAAGCCGAATGTACGTGCTGTGCATGAGCCATTTGGCATTATTGTTTTTGAAGATGCTAACTATGTTGCTCCTGATGCTGCCAAAGTATCGCAGGCATACCAAGTAGACGGTGCACTCGATAACATCCCTACTGGTCTTGCTATCTTAGTTGCGCCTGATATGGGTGCAGCTGAAATCTACTTGCAAAAGAACAAGGTAGCGATTAAAGAAAGTTTCCACCTAACTAACACATTCTTTGTTGAGGTTCCTGCCTTTGCTTCATTCAATGAGTTCTACGATGCACTTATGTTGAGTAAGCTATTCACCAGTGTAGAGCCTGATTACATACAGCCTTTTCAGACCGATGCTGATGCGTATAGCTACGAAGGACAATGGCACCTGCCTAACCTAAAGGCTAAAGAGGCGTGGTCACTTATTGACGGTGCTGCATATGGTGAAGTTGCTGTACTGGATATAGCATGCGAAACTAACCACGAAGATTTACAGGGCATGATTAGCGGCACATCTTGGAACTGCGTAACCAATGCACCGGATGTCAATCCTGTTAGTGAGAATGAAAAGCATGGTACTTGTTGCAGTGGTTTAATATGTGCCACAACGGATAATGGTGTGGGTGTTTCCTCATTGGGCAACAACAAACTCAAAGTGCAATTTTTGCACATCGGTTATGGCAGCACCACAGGCGGGGGGTTTAGCACCTCGGATACCATCCTAACACTTGCGGCAAACAAGGTAATTGAAAATCCTAGCTGCCTTGCTGTATCAATGTCATGGGGTGGTGGTGGCACTTGGAGTTATCCGATATTCCAAAATGGACTTACACAGATTAAGACGTTAGGACGTGGTGGCAAGGGTATTCCTATCTTCGCTTCAAGTGGTAATCAAAGTCAATCCAACTTTACACAAGCACCTGCAATCTATCCTATGGTGCATGCAGTAGGTGCAAGTACTCAATCAAATACACGTGCCTATTTTAGCAACTATGGTCCTAAGACTTTTGCGGCTACTCCCGGTACAGCATGCCCAACGGTTGACAGAACAGGCGCAAGTGGTTATAATGCATCGAGTAACTATACCAACTTCAGTGGCACATCGTGTTCATGCCCTGTATTAGCGGCTATTGCTGCAAGTGCTTTGCTTGCTAATCCGACATTGACGGAAGCGCAAGTAGCTGATGTGTTGCGACAAGCTGCACGAAAGACGGGCGGTTATGTGTACGATGCAAATGGCAAAAGCGCGGAGTTAGGTTATGGAGTAGTTGACATGTTTAGTGCTGTAAGTATTGCCAAATCATTAGACGGTGGTGACCCTGTGCCCGTGCCAACACCTGAATACAATCTTTATGGTAGTATTAGCACACCTGCAAGTGCTGTACAAGGAACAACTATCAACGTCCTGTATAGTGTTAATGTAGATCGCGTGTACACAAAGGACATTATTGCAACGGTTAGCCTGTCGTTTAAACGTCCCGATGGTAGCGTATTCACTTTTTACACTGGGGATGTGACCATACCAAAAGGGCAACAGGTGGCAACCATGACAGCACCATTTGCGTTGCCAAATAATCAGGTAGGCAATAGCACGTTCACACTTACCATTGACCCTAACAATGTCATTGCTGAATTAAATGAGAATGATAATAGCATAAGCACAGGCACAACCATTACTTCGCTCAATCCACCAACAACAGGTGTTGACGCAGCTGTGACTATTGAGGGTATTGAGTGGTTAGATGCTACACGTGTACGCATTCGCTACAAGTTTGCCAACAAAGGCACTACCCCTATTACATCGCTCAAAGCAAAGCATGGTTTTGCGGGTGGTTTTCAAGGCGTGTGGAATAGGACTGATTCAATACAGCCGGGTAACAGCGTAGTACTCGGCAGTGTTTATAGCACTACTTGGATAGGTGTTGCCTTACCTGCTATGTATAGCATTGAGATTGTGGCTGTGAATGGTTCACCTGATGCTGTGACAAATAACAATGTGGCATCAAAAGAAATATCCAAATAATTTATATCTTAGCACACGTTAATACGCATAGTGTTTAAGGTTTTGGTATCTAAAAAGAATGCCCCTAACGAGGGGCATCTTTTTTTTACCAAGTAAACTAAACAAATTATCAAAGTATGCAGGCGCGAATATAATCGGCAACGTTCATCTTTGAAGCTTTGGCATTTCTTATAATTGACTTGTATTGTTTTTCAGTCAATCGTGCGCTAACTTTTTTCGATAGGGTTTCTGTTTGCTTCATAATAGGTGTATTTATTTATACGGCTAAGGTAATATAGTTTTTGGTATGTAACAAAAAAACGTTTTTGCTACTATACCCAAATACTAATCGATGTCAAACATTAAAGAACAAATCAAATCCGTATTCTCAAAGTACGGCATTGACCCTTCAAGCGTTGGTATCAAGTTCGAAGAAGAAACAACTGAGACAGCAACTGAGGCACCTGCCACAGAGGTAAAGTTCGCAGTAGAAGGTACTTTGAGCGATGGTACTAAAATCTATTCTACCGCTGATGAGTGGGTAGTAGGTGTGGATATTTACACACAGGATGCTGAAGGCAATCCAGTGCCTGTTCCTGCGGGTGAATACCTGCTTGAGGACGGTGTGACCAAAGTCGTAGTAGGCGAAGATGGTCTCGTTGCTGAAATTGAACGTGAAGAACAATCAACTGAGATGAGTAGCGAAGACCTCGTTGCTGTAATCGGTCAGTTGTCTGAGCGTATCGCTGCACTTGAAACTGAAAAAACAGAACTTGCTGCTGCAATCGAATCTGCAAAGAACGAAACTGCATCTGTAAAGGCTGAGCTTGCATCTGTAAAGAAAGCACCTGCTGTGCCTTCGGTTAAATCACAAGAGTTTAAGAAAAACGCTGCCCCTGTTGTTGCTTCTAATGGATCATCATTCAGCGACTTCATGGAGCAAATCCGTGCTAAAAAAGTAAATTAATTCACCTCATAAATTATATTTTAAAATGCCAACAACAACTTCACTCACCACCACCTATGCAGGTGAATTAGCTGGTGAAATCGTAGCAAAAGCTTTGTTGTCAAACGTATCTACTCAGTACGTTACAATGAAGCCAAACGTACCTTACAAATCAGTAGTACGTAAAATTGATGACACTGTAACATTTGCTGCCGGCACATGTGACTTTACCCCAACAGGTACTATCACTTTGACCGAGCGCATCTTGACCTTGGAAGAGTTCCAAGTACAACGCCAAATCTGTAAGAAGGACTTCTTCACAGACTGGACTACTGCTGATGTAATGAGCGGACGTGTAAACACTCAAATCCAAGATGCAATCATCGAGCGTTTGACAGGTGGTATCGCTGCTGCTAACGAAAATATTATGTGGAATGGTGTAAACGCTACTGCTGGTCAATACGATGGTTTCTTGACTTTGATTAAGGCGGGTGGTTCAGGTGCTGTATCTGCGGGTTCAGGTGCTTTGGATTCAACTAACATCATCGCTACCATTTGGGACATCATCAACACAGCTCCTGCTGCTGTTAAAGGTGCTGCTGAAAAGCCAACCATTTACATGGGACAAGCTGCATGGGAATACTACATGCAAGCGCAGATTGCTGATGGCAATGGTTGGTACTTGACAGGTGGACCTGAAGTAGCTAAGCGTTTCGTAGGTATGTACGAAATCGCAGTATGTCCGGGTATGGCTGCTGACAACATCGTGTTTGCACAGAAGTCAAACTTGATGCTTGGTACATGGCAGGAAAACCAAATGAACGAAGTGTTCATCTTGGACATGCAAAACTTGGATGGTTCACAGAACGTTCGTTACGGTGCACGTTTCTACTTGGGTGCACAGATTGCAGTAGCTGAAGACATCACCTACTGGGGAGCATAATTAATAATCAAGGGGGTGTAACAGCCCCCTTTTAAAACTATATAAAACATGGCTTGTGATTTAACCACAGGATTTACGCTCGGATGCCTTGAGGGTATCGGAGGTGTTAAAGAAGTATTGATTGCTAACTACGATGACTTTACATCAGGCATAACCTATGATGCTGTAACAGGTGAAGTGGATGGTTTGCCAACAGCAACTATCTACCGCTACGTTCCATTCCGCAATAGCGGTTCATACGTTGAGACCGTGCAAAAAAATCTTGAGACAGGTACATTGTTTTTCTCACAGGAAGTTCAATGGACATTTGGAAAACTTGCACAGGACATGCGTAATGAGTTTTTGAATGTAGCCAAAGCGAAAATGGTTGTGTTTGTTCGTACGAATGATGACCAAATTCTATTTGTAGGTATAGGCGAAGGCGCACAGCTTACTGCTGGTACTGTTCAATCAGGTGCACAGAAAGCAGATTTGATGGGTTATCAAGTAACGGTAATAGCTGAAGAGCTTGTACCTGCTGTTCACCTTGAGCCATACACATCAGTTCCATTTGATAACTTTGCGGGTATTACTGTAAGCCCTGCTTACTAAGAATTGTTTCCGTTTGTGTTCTTGTTGTATTGTAAAGGGGGCAGGTTTACACTTGCCCCTTTTTAAATAAAAGGCTAATGATCTACTTAACTACCAATACTGCTAATCAACAAGTCTATCTTTCATTAGATGAAGCAAGGCAGTATTACAGCACAGCATTCACAAACTATCTTATAATTCTCACACACGAGGAGAATAGCACTACCGGGACTAAGCTTGCACAGGTTGCAACGATTGTTAGTGAATCGGTAAGAATTACACATCTGACAATTACCACAGTTGGCTTAACTTTGGCGGGTAGGTATCGCTATGAAGTGTATGGACAAAACTCTGCAATTAATACTAATCCGGCAAATGCTGCTGTTGTTGGTATTGTGGAGCGTGGATATGCTGTTTTAAATGACAATACAAGTTGGTTTGATGTACCTGTCAATACCATACCAAACGATATAATATATGAACCATAACGAATCGAATATAGTATCACTGAAGCTTAGTGAATACGTAGCTAAGAGTGATGCGGAAAAAGTAGACCGCAAAGGCTGGGTAAACTACGGAGATGCAAATGATTTCCCGCAGTACCTACGTGACCTATCGCATGAATCACCCGTGCATGGTTCACTCGTTGTGGCTATTGGTGATATGATAGCGGGGAAGGGTATCCAGTCCGAGCAATATCAGGCTGAACTTGACGCGCTCAATGTAGATACTTTGACGTATGCATGTGCACATGACTTAAAATTGTTTGGCGGTTTCTTCATTGAAGTGATTTGGAGCAATGATAGAACGGTTATATCTAAGCTAAATGCCATACCATTTGAAGAGTGCCGTATTGCAATCAGTCAAGAGGACGAAAGCGAGATAGGTATCTACCACAGCTACGATTGGTCAAACATTCGCAAGAAAAAGAACACACCCGAGTTCATACCCAAATACAACTATTTAACACGTAACGAGGAACCGCGCCAAATCTATTGGTGCTTTACGTACACAGGTAGTGATTCTTACCCACGCCCTGACTATTGGTCTGCTATCAACTACATCGAGTTAGATAAGCAGATATCTATATTCCATATCAACCAAATTTCAAACGGTCTTTTCCCTTCTACTATCATCAACTTCTACAACGGGCAGGCAACGCCTGAACAGAAGCAGCAAATGATGATGGACTGGGAGAACAAGATGAGTGGCGCACGTAATGCAGGAAAGGTGGTTATGTTCTTTAATGAACGCGATCAACCTAAGACTGAAATTACACCATTCCCTGTAAATGACGCGGACAAGCAGTATCAGTTAATGGATACTACCGCACAGCAAAAGATTATCACTGCACACCGTGTTACTACTCCATTGCTTTTCGGTATCAGAGAAACATCGGGATTTGGTAGCAACAAAGATGAAATGGCTGTTGGTCTTGAGATATTTAATAAGCAAGTAATCGAGCCATATCAGGAAAAAATAAATCAGAGCATCACAGAACTATTGAGCAATCAGATGCCGGGTGTAAGCTTTGAGATTGTACCAAACACTCCACTTGTAGCTGAGCAACAAACCGTAGTAACCGATGCGGATGCAACAGGCACTACTACGGATGTTGCCGCTACGGCTTTAAATGGTGCACAGATTAGTTCACTTGTAGACATTGTGATGCAAAGTGCTGCGGGTGCTGTGCCTGTTTCAAGTGCTAAGGCAATTGTGGCGGCAGCGTTCCCAACATTACCACCTGA